TAAATACTGTTTTCCAAACTGATAGACGCTTAATTTCCTTTTCGCCTAAACGATATTTGATACGATGAACTATATAAGGTAAGTCATAAAATTTAGAGTTCCATCCTGTAATAACATCTGGCTTGTGTGTTTCCCAAAATTTAAGGAATTTCTCTAATAATTCATCTTCAGAAACACATTTAACATAATGGACATCTTCTCTACTATTGGTATAATCTCCTACACCAAATACCACTATTTGTTTTGACTGATGATTTTTAACTGTGATGGAAAGAAGTTCCTCTATAGAATCTTCTACTTTAGGAAAACCATTTTCAGAAGCAACCTCAATATCAATAGTCACAACTAGAATATCCTCCATATTCCAGCTAATGTCGCTTCTCCAAGTATCAGAAATATACTGGAAATTATAGCGAGTCATGCCATAGATTAGATTTTGTTGTTCAGAATATTGTGAGGCGAATTCTTTTGCGTGCTTGATGGATTCCTGTTTAACAGGGGTAAGGCTCCTTCCATCAAGTGTTTTGTATTGAGTTTCTTTTTGTACTGGAACAAAAAGAGTTGGTTGATATTTATTGCGGGCAGTTATACGCTCTCCGTTTTTAACTCCACGAATAAGAATACTATTGCCGTAGCTAACTACATTTGTGTAATAATCCATAATATATCTATTATACTACAGTAAAACGAAAATGTCAAGTTTTATTTAACCGTTTAACTGTACGTTAGGAAGTATAATTCCAGAGCCAAATTTCTGATTCCATGCATCTCTGGCTGCATCGACAGGATCGGCTATACAAATAACCCAATCCATTTTAACTGTTACGTTGTCATTTTTTGAGAAGGGGGGCCAAGGCGCAAATCCTATACCTTGTTCGGTGGGCATTAGTTGGCAAGGATTGGATATAATAACATCATTACTTATAACTGTTACATCACCTATAATCTCCTCGCCAGATTTTAACTTAACCAAGCGAATGTCACTCATCTTTCTTTTTACCAATATTATATTTTTGTTCAAGTATCCAATCGTTCTTTTCTGTAAACGACAATACCTTAATTTGACTCAATGGTGCTTTAGGTTCTGCTTCACTTACTAAACCAACCAAACCCCAATCACCTAATAGTCCAGCGATAGTATTCCTTCGCTCTATATCATTTTCTGTAAGGCTTGATTTTTTTCCATCTAATACAAAAAGTTCTTTAAAATGGACAATGTAATATTTGCCTTTCTTATGAAGTAAATGACAAGACTGCCATAACTTCTTTTCTCTGCGAGATGCAACACCAATTCGTGATAAAGTTTCCCTAACCTTCAAGAAATCATCAGGCTCTTTTAGGGTCACTTCTAACATATCATTTGATGTCCAATTTAAATCTTCAGTCATTTTCCACCTTTATCTAATTTCGTTTTCATATAGGATATATCCTCATCCGTGAGAACATTCAGAACTTCTTTTGCTCTCTGATCACTATATCCAAAATATTCTTTAATAGTTTCTAAATTATTAATTTTAGAAGTTTTAAGCCAAGGAGCGAAACGCTTCCTTGTTCTTATACTATTTAGGAGAAATTGAAACTGAAGTTTGTTGTCTAACCCATTGTAAATATTCATTTCATTTACTAATAGGATAGTGTCTGTAAAGGGGTAAATACAACGATTTGTTATATATGGGGAATATTTCTTTTCCCATAGCTCATCTTCTGAGTCCATCAATGGTTCTTTAGATGTATTGATGGCCTTCAGATATTCTTTCAATTCATACATTATATAGAGTGTAAGTAAGGGTTAATTCTTCATCTATTTCTATATCTCTATTGGTAACTAAAGAATAATAAGTAATTACTGACTCTTCTGGAGATTCTTGTTTAAAACAATTAGGTTCATCACTATGATTGATAAATCCACCTACTGGTGTACGAATATGATCTCCCTTAAAGCCTGGAGCAAACACATGAGAAATACCTAAATGTATTCCTTTTTTAATAGATGTTTTTGCAAATAGCCCAACTCCATGAATTGAGGAATTTCTAATTTCTACTGAATCTGGTAATGGTTTGTACATATTACTATTTATTCAATTTATATAATTTAAAATTTCTTGTTTCAAGTTCTTTGAATTTAAAGTTGAATTATTATATCTACTTTCAATACTATTCATTATAAACATATTAGTCATAATATTATTTATTTGTGTTCTTCTTCCTTTTAGCCATACTTCAGTTTGAGTATCATTTCTATCAATATGTCTCTTTTTTTCTTCCTCCCTAGATACCTTTAATACATATATCTTAACATCTTTGTATTTATTTAATAGCCATTCAATATCCTTAGAACGAAAAAATCTATCACCTTCTATAATAATATGTTTCCATTTTGACTGTTCCTGTTCTATAAACTTTGTAAATTGTGGAATAGCACCATGTGAAATTTTATCAGTTCCACCAAAGGTTTCTCCTTCTGGATAATAGCCTAATATTAAAATATCTTTATGTTTTTGACATGGAAATAGTGGAATGGGCATTATTTGTTCACCTTCTCCTAAATCTTCAAGTATCATTCTCATCAAAGTTGATTTTCCAGAACAAGGTATACCTCCTATCATTATAATCATAAAAATTCACCCAAAGTAGCACTATCATTATACTTACCGATCTTCTTTGGAGTTTTACCTAATTGGCCCATTGTTGCTAATCTGCGATCACAATAAGCAACGCAGGTGTAACGAGTACCTTTTCCCTTAATCGGGGTCACACCATGTAACTCTAAACTATCTGCAATGATAACTGAATTGTGTGGAGCATCTATTGCAATTTTATATCTAGGAAATGTCAAATACGCACCAGTATATTTACCATCTCTAAAATGACACATTGTTGTCATTCCTGCTTCAGTATCACCAGAGTCAACGTGTACTGACATTCCTTCATGTGAGCCTAAATTCAAATCACTATAACGATTCATAGAAAGTGTAGTTACAATACCTACTCTATGGTCTGAAGAAATTGATGTTTTTGCAAATGTTTTTTGTGATTGATACCTTATAGGGTCTACTTTATTAAATGCTATTTCATTATATTTTCCAATCTGTTTCAATATTTCAAATTTATCTGGATTATCTTTTGTCCAACCAGACGATTCAATAGCACCAGTAAATCTGCCCTTCTTCCAACCAGCCATAACAGAATGAATTTCATTAGCATATGCGATCATTCCCCAATTTCCTGCTTTAGTTTTTACATGATATGAATTTGGAGTTCTTAATTTATATTCTTCAATACCTCTTGCTTTCATATCTTCATCAAGAATGGGGCCAGAGGCATTTGCTCTCATTGTTGTAGTATCTTCTATTGTTTTCAAACAATCTAAAACTTGTGTGTCTGGATATGCATTACATACTACATATGCAAGTGGCTCACTTTCAAAAAGTGAGGCATTTGGTTTGTAAATACATATATCTTCTGTAGGTGTGACAACAGTATCGTAGGCAGCATTTGTTAAATACTTACCACCCCATTTTTCTTTAGTCTCTTCTATACCAAAATCAATCTCTAATTTAATCTCTTGCATATTGCTCCAAAATATTAGTATAGATAGTTTCTGCAAGTTGTTTTAGACAAATTGGAGCAACCATCAATCCAATTCTTGCAAGTCTATCGTTTAAACTACCAGTTTGCTTATAATCATTCGGCAAAGTCATTAAACGAATTGCCTCGTAAGTAGTATAAGCTCTATCTTTTTCTGGATGAAGATGTACCGCCAAACTAGTTTTTAATCCTTGTTCAGATAAAGTATGAGATGCTTGATTCCAAGGCACTCTACGAGATTGGAAAAATGAACTTTTTCTCTCTGGTAAAACTTTATCTCTAGCTCTGCGATGTTCAATCCACTTATCATACCACGGCCCAACTACATCATCACCAACCGAAACAACCTTATCTGGATTTTTTGGTAATCTCTTTAACCATTTATATTTAGCACTTGTTTTCATAATGTCACAAAGTTCTTGAGACTCTGCTTCGTTTATTGAATCTGATTGAATATCCCTAATAGCATCTTCAATAACTGGTTTGTTTTCCTCACTAGGTTCTGGATAAATTCTGCTGATGTTCATCCAATTTATTCCTATCTTTTCTGCTACGTCATTTCTGATACCAACAATAAATACTCTTTCACGTTTTTGGGGAACACCATGTTTCCATGAATTTAGAACTTTACAGGTCACAACATAACCCTTACTCTCAAACTCATTAAGCATCATGTTCAAATAATCTTTAGCATAGTCCATAGTCAGTCCCTTAACATTTTCACAAACCACAACTTTGGGCTGTAGTTCACCTACCAGGCGAACTTGTTCAAAAGTTAAATCTTCAATTCTTTCCTGTTTGAAACCATACGCCATCTTTTCTTTTCCCCAACCCTTACGTTTAGTTCCAGACATAGAAAAGGGTGGACAGGGTGGACTACCATCTAAAATATCAATATCAACATTTCCTATTTTTTCCCTAATATCAGCAGCAGTAACTTTTTTTATATCCTTTACTATTACAGGAGTATCTGGCCAATTAGCGCTATAAGTGTCAGCATGAACTTGTTGAAATTCATTCACACAAATCATATCACCCCCTGCAAGTTTATAGCCACAAGATGAGCCACCACCTCCAGAAAAGAAGGAAACTACATTGAAAAGTTTACGATCTGATGATTTCTTGAGTTCTGCAAGAGTGTATTGAAAATATTCATTTGAATTTTGCATTGGTCATTATCTCCACTAAACAGGCCATTAGGTTAATTTCTTGATCTGCGACAAATGCAGATTTGTACTGATACTCTGCAATATGCAGAATTATTTGAGGAATTGTATTAGGGTCTGCTGATGTATATAAGTGGTCATATATCTTACGAAAGATTTTCTGAGGGTCATTATCAATATTATCCACAACCCATGTACGAACACCCTTAAAGTTTTTAGACTTCAAGCATTCAATCAACTCCTTCATGTTTGCATCACTTATATTTAGCAAAATGCCAGAGTCGATATTTCCAGAAACAGAATATCGTTGCAGCTCATTCAACACCCTACGGAAATCTGGTAGATGTTTCATAATAAGTTCTGCAACTACATTGCCATCATATTCTATATTGTTATCTGTTAGAATAGTTATACACCTATTCATAAACTCAGCAGCAAGTTTTTGTTTATCTGTATCTGTAATACGATAATCAATAACTGCACACCTAGAATGAATAGGTTCTATGATTCTATTTTTGAAATTACAAGTGAAGATGAATGAGCAATTACTGGAGAACTTCTCCATGAAACCTCTCATTGCAGGCTGGACTGAATCGGGAGTCATATAATCTGCCTCATCGATTATAACAACTTTTCTACCTCCTGACATAGAAACAGAACTACAGTATTGTGTAAGTTTATTACGAAGTGTTTCAATCAATCGTCCTTCATCAGAACCATTGATAATAATATAGTCGCAGTTGAGGGCCTTACACAATACCATAGCCGCAGAAGTTTTGCCGACTCCGGCACTTCCACTCAGGATGAGATTGGGTATCTTATCCTGACTAATTATTTCTCTAAACGTACCCTTAATATTTTCTGGTAATACTAAATCATCGATGGTGGAAGGTCTGTATTGTTCCACCCATAATATATCTTTATTCAATTTATCCTCCAAAGGAAGAAGTTGACTCCGTTGCTATCCACATTTCATACTTTTGTCCTTGCAACAACCAATGTGAAATTCCTTTTGAGGAAATCTCAACATCATAATTGCCTGGGATCATTTTCATATTTTCAGTCTTGAAAACAAACCTAAAAGTATTTCCAGATTTTTCATCCAAGACTACTTTGAAAGTATCTGTTGAATCGTTATTCACATCCAATGCCTTCAATCTAATACCATCATTAGGATGAGGCCCACCTTCGATAGCAATCTCAGGAGTTCCAAGAACATTAGAAGCCTTCATTATCTGAGATAGTGCATCTTGAGACAATGTAAATTTAACTTCTGGTTCTGGAAATGTGATATTATTTTCAGGGGGAGTGACAATCATTGATGGGTCACAATAGACATAATCTACTGAATGTCTAGTTGTTCCTATATTCGCTGACTTTCCATTGAATCGAAATTCAGGGTCATCAAATAATGATACTGCACCAAGAAAACGGTTCAGTTCGTAAATGGCAAAGTCTTGAGGAAAAGAATCTTCAAGTTCTGCCTGTGCTAAAATATTCTTTTGAACTGATACAGTCCTGAGAACATTTCCTTCTTTAATTTCAATCGACATATTAATATCGCTGAAATTCTTTAACATAGATAATGTATGTTTACTTAGTTTCATTTTCACCTTTATGTATAGATAAAGCAATTATTGCATAGTGGATGACTTTAAATAAGTCATTCCGATTAAATCCATCCTTCTTACCATATCGTTGAGCATATTTGATAATATTGCCGATGGTAAATCCTAAACCATGACTAATATCAAC